GGATTTAATGCTGAAGAATATAAATATTCCTTTCCCAGTTTACAGGGGTATTTGTATCATCGGAAGGCATTTGATTTAGGTTTAACTTATACAACGGCTTGTAGATATGAAGGTCAGTGGATTTACCCTTGTGATCATCAATTTATTACGGATTGTGTTAAGTATTTAGACTGGAAGGGCTTATCTTTAGATCTACCAGTTTACCACTATAAATTAGACTACTCTGGCCAACAGACACATACTTTAGCGCGACACCCTGAAGTAATGGAAACTTTTTATAAATTAACAAATATGGATGGTGATTAATGACTTTTCGTATAGGCCTGGTTTATGACGACCCTGAAAAAACAGGTTACTGGGGAGGCGCAGAATATGGAATGGTTCAATTAACTAAAGACGCCCCTAATGATTTCGAAATTGCGTACTGTGGACCAGATCTTAACTGGCCTGAGGTTGACGGCTATGTCATCGGTAACTGTTATCAATATTCACCTGTAATTATTGAGAAACTTGAACAGCGACCCGTTCTTCATATAATCCAAGATATCTGGCAGCACGGTGATTTAAAACTAAAAACCTGGTTAGCCCATTATGCAAAAGTAAGCGTCATGGCCTCACCTAAATTGGCTGAATGGGTAACTATTAAAGTTGAGACGCCTGTTGAATTTATTCCCTGCGCAGTAGATTTACAGCCGTTTCGAGCTGCAGCTGGCAAGTATAAAGAAAGAACTGGAGCTTGTTTTATCGGTCGACTTTGGGCAGGTAAGGGTATTCAAAACGCCCTAAACTGGTCAGCAAAATTCGGAATTCCTGTTGACTTTTATGGTGAAGGGCCTTTACAATACGAACTAAATAAATTTAACCTTTGGAAGGGAAATTTACTGCCACAAGAAGTACCTGAAATAATGGCTAAGTATAATACGTTCGTGTTTCTACCCGCTGAGCACGATCCCGGTACACGTACTATTTTAGAGGCACATAGTGCCGGTATGCATTTAGTGACAAACGGGAAAACAGGGGCTACTTGGTGGATTCAACATCAGCCGGAGGCGCTTTATAATATCAGCGGGCAATATTGGAAGTTAATTCAAAAGACGCTTGATTTATCGACCTAAATAGAGTATAATTATTGAAATATATAGGAGGAAACATGCGTAAAGTTAAACTAGGAATGTATCTCGGATCCACGTACATGCCATTTGAAGCTACTAAGTTCTGTGAAAGTATCCCTGATGATAAGACAACTTTTGAAATTGAAGAGATAATTTTAAACCGATTTGCACAAGTACAAAAAGGCGATGCCTGGTTATTGGGTACCGAAGATCATCTTATCGGTATCCGCCCTTGGATGTTTTCTATTTTAGTTCCAGAGATTACTTGTGAGGACGTCAAAGATGTATAGTATTAGTAAAGAATTTAGCTTTAGTGCTGCACATCATTTGGAAGGCTTGCCGGAAGACCATCCCTGTAGCCGAGTGCACGGTCATAACTATAAGGTAAGAATCACTTTAACTGCTTGGGCTTTAAATAAAGTTGGGTTTATTTTGGATTACCGCAAGATGGATACGTTTAAGACTTGGATCGACCTGAATTTGGATCATCGGGACTTGAACACAATATTTAATTTTAACCCTACAGCGGAGGCACTTGCGGCTCAGATCTATACGGAATTTCGATATTGTCTTCGGGACGAGTTGCAGCAAATGGATAAGGAAATGCGCTTCCCGAACATCGAAGTGGCTGTTAGCGAAACTGATAAAACTTGGGCAGTTTATACCTACACCGCGCCTAAATATTCGGATAATTTAGTTGACTATAGCAGGCAATAGAATGAAATTAGATGCACCTGGCATTTATAAAATTGTAAATACTGTCACAGGAGATTTTTACATTGGCAGTGCATCTAATATATCTATTAGAAAGTTCGCACATTTTAAAAAGTTAAGGGAAGGTACCCATGCGAATAGTCACTTTCAAAATGCATATTGTAAATATGGAGAAGATGTTTTTCGATTAGAGGTAGTGGAAAATTGCGAAAAGGTAAAGCTTGTTGTAAGGGAGCAATATTATATTGATACCTTAAGGCCTTCTTATAATAAAGTTTTAATTGTAACAAAAGGTACGCGAGGGATGAGATTGGGTCCCCGAAGTGAAGAAACAAAAGAGAAAATTAGCAAGAGTCAAAGGGGAGTGCCTAAGCCGAACTGTACCGGTAATAAAGCAGGGGAAAAGATAACCTTTGAAGTTGCGCAGCAAATTCGAGAGGAATATGGTAAGGTTCAGTTAAAAGGTGTGGGTCGGTCCCATAAAGAAATATCTATGAAAGAATTAAGTTTAAAGTATGGACTAGCTGCCTCTCAAATACACGATATTTTGCATAGGAAAATTTATAAGTATGCTAGGAATAAGGAGAGTTAAGTGGAAGATCAAACATTCCCTATATCAGAAATTTTTCCTGCCATTCAAGGAGAAGGCCGTCATATAGGTCAGCCGACGGTATTCATACGTTTCGGTGGCTGCGATTATCGCTGCTCCTGGTGCGACACTTTATATGCGGTATTACCAAAATATAAAGATACCTGGACTAAAATGACAGTAGATCAAATTGTAGATAAAGTAAACGAGTTAACAGAAAAACATCCAATTATGGTAACCTTGAGTGGAGGTAACCCAGCGATGTTTTATTTAGCAGACCTGCTCGAAGCTTTACACGAGAACGGTCATTGGGTAACTATTGAAACTCAAGGCAGTATTATCCCGGATTGGCTGGCAAACTTGGACACTATTACAGTAAGTCCTAAGCCGCCTAGCTCCGGCATGGCTGCGAAGTTTAAAGTTTCTTCTTTGCAGCAGCTGGAAAAAATTAGCCACTTTAATCCTGCGGCAGTAATTCTTAAATTTGTTATTATGGACGTAGGGGATTATGAATGGGCTAAGCAAATCTCCGCTTTATTTCCGATGTGGAAAGTTTACTTGTCTGTCGGTAATCAACCGCTGATTAAATTCGGAGAGTCACTGGATCCTGTATATACATTTGATAATAAACTAGCCTACAGCCCTGAATTAGTTTACGCGAATTACCGGGAAATTGCTTCTTGGGTTTCTGCTGATCATTGGGATGTAACTTTACTACCGCAATTACATACACTTGTTTGGGGTGCGAAAAGAGGAGTTTAATATGACAAGATTTACTCAGGTTCAATCCGCAGTAGCTTCTTTACTAGAGGAATTAGGTGTTGATTTAAAAGATCCTAATTATGTAGATACTCCTAAACGGGTTGCAGAATACTTTTTAGAGCATTACCGCACTAAGAGAGCCGTGCGTGAAGAAATTGCAGAAATCGCTACCGCCGTCTTTCCTTCTGAGTATGAAGGAATTGTCCAAGTATCAGGTGCGACGATTTGGTCAATGTGCCCTCACCATTTATTGCCGGTCGAATATAAAGTAACTGTAGCCTATATTCCAAGCGGTCAAACTATTGGCCTTTCTAAATTAGTTAGGATCCCGAAGATTATTTGTGCTGAGCCAGCCTTACAAGAAGACTCTACTTTACGCATTGCAAATGTTTTATCTGATGTGTTAGGAACAGAGGATGTTGCGGTTGTGTTACAAGGTAGACATCTATGTATGGCTTGTCGCGGGGTGGAAGAAATTAACGCTGTAACATCAACGAGTGAAATGCGAGGAGCGTTCTTCACTGAAGGGAGTGCTAGGAATGAATTTTTTCAGTTGGCTAAGATATAAACTAGCCCGCGAAGTTATCAGGGGTGATTTACTATTCACGAAGTATCAGCTAGATGATATCGCGAAGCGTGCGAAAAAACAAAATCTACCTGAGGTCGTAATTACTGAAGAGCTGTATCGCAAAAGCTATCAGCTACGTAAAATGGCTTTCGCACTGTTTACAGAGTCCCTAACAAAAAAACCGTATGAAGTTTCCTTCGAATGGAACGGTGTTATTATGAATCGAGGTAAGTAAGTGAATTTATACGCCTATGACGACGAAGGTAATGCTATTATTGAGTTTTACTCGAACGAAGGAGATCAACCTTCAATTTTCAATTGTAACCGATTAATCGAAGATACTTTTGAATATATGGACTCTGTAGGAGAGCCAGGGCCTATGTACTTAGCCACTTCTAGTAAATTCTTAGGGGTAGTTCTCTGGATTGATGGAGTACTTACTCATATCCCTTATGTACAGGAGGCGATGTGTGAAGCTAGACGATTATCAGCGGCTAACTAATAAAACTGCGCAGTATCCCGGCTTTGAGTATCTCGGTCTAAAGTTAAACGGGGAAATAGCCGAACTTTCTGTTGAATTTTTAACTGGCGACAAAGTTAAGATAGAAGAAGAAGCAGGAGACGTTCTCTGGTATTTAGCTCAAATAGCCGAGCGATCTTTAGTCAATTTATCCTCTTTGATTAAATACCCAGGTGTTAATTATGAGGAAGTAAAAGATTTTACATTTAATACCTATCGTAGGGCGATCGAAGTCGAAAAACCCTTAATGTATTTACACCTACAGGCACATATAGCCGCAGGCCACGTGGCTGAGCAGATGGGCAAGTCTATGCGAGGTCCGAGCGGAGTAATCTCAGTGGAACGCCGAATTAAGATTTTACAATACACTAGTGATACTCTATACTTTTTGTTAGCTACTTTATCTAAATTTGACGTGGATAAGATTGCGAGGGATAACTTGAAAAAGTTGGAGATTCGCTATGCCGGTAAATGAGGATAAACAACGGCCTTGGGATATTTTATTTGATAAATTACCCGATCCTTATATGCGTCATTATTTGTTTGAACACTTTCGACACGAAGTAGTGCCACAGTTTAATGAAAAGACTGTTATCCAATTTACAGATTCTTACACGCGTCAGATCGCATTACCTGTAGGCAACCCTCAACGTGCAATATTTTACGATACGCGCTGGTCGGAAAAACCTGGGCTTAAGCCGGCAATTACTCGCAAACTAGCACCGATATTAAAATTCTTTGCTGAACATAAAACACATGAGGCGGATCGACCGAAGGATTGGAAGCCTATAGATATTCACAACTGGGGCTGGGTTAAAGAACCTAATCCTGTATCTAGCCCCAGTTATAGTATCTATACCTTAGATTTTAAAATATATCAGTGGAAGGTTGGGTATTTTCCGCGAGAGTACTTATTTTATATGGCCTATGCTTACGACGGTTTAAATGATGTATTATATGTAAGGTATACTGAGATGCGGCTTTTAGAGACGTTTTAAATCTGCAGTAAGAAAATAAAGGCGTAAGCTAAGATGAACACGAAAAGAATGCCTTTAGGAATAGGCACCGGTAAAAGTAGTGAAGCTGCCATAGCGATTAATGCTATGAAGCCGACAATGACCCAGATAGGTCTTGGAAGTTTATCCATTATTCAATTACCTTATATTAATTAAACAGGTCTCGGCTTTACTGCTAAAGGATTGTTGTGCATTTCTGCGCTAGCAAATTGTCTTTTATTCCGTAATGCGTTCATTTTAGGGATTTTTGCTTCTCGCGCATACTCGGTTCCAAGTAAAGCTTTGGCGCCGAGTTGTTCTTTTAAAACATCGGTATGATCTTCACCGCATTCCACATCGGGTGCACTCGGTGAATAGGGCTCCCCTCTTAGAGCATTCAACAAATTATCCGCCATTAGTAACTCCTCGTTTAGATTTCTATATAGGATTATATAATTTAGTTTATGAAAAATCAAGTAACCCTACCACCCCTACTACCCTGGCAGCAGGAAGTTTTATCAGATCCTCATAAATATAAAGTTATTTCCGCTGGCACTAAAACAGGAATAACTAGATTAGGTATAACTGCTGCATTACAAACGTTCCTAGCAGGGGGAATTGTTTGGATTGTCGGCTGGGATACACGTACAACCACTCAAGCCTGGCGTCTGCTACAGAAAATTACGCGGCAGATTCCGGATATATCTATTGAGAAAAACTTACATAAAGTAAGTTTTAATGACGAAAATTATATTCAAGTTCGTCATATTACCCATGTAGATTTAGCTGAAGACTTAGATTTACTGGTTTTAGATCATGCCGCACAAATTACTCAGTTAGAATGGGAATCTATTTTCTTACCTTCGTTGTTAAGTCGTCACGGTACGGCTTATATTATGTCAATTCCTGCAGGCCGTAATTTCTTTTACCGTCTACATCAACGTGAATTAGATCCTACAATATATTCCAGTTGGAAATCTTGGACAATACTACCCACTCAAAACCCTTACAGTACTCAAGAATCAATTGAGGCTAAAGCCCAAACTCCTTCGTTATTATATCAACAACGGTATGAAGGTGCCTTTTTAGATATTTCAGCAACCGGTACTCTTTTCGCGGAATATCGTACACCTGAAGGCATTGTTAAATTTGCCGAAGATATAGTCGGGGTTAAACTCGCTCCCTACCAAAAAGAAATATTAGCGGCAATTGTAGAATATCATCGAGTAGCTATTAGAGGGCCTCGCGGTCTAGGTAAAACTACAATCGGAGCCATATTTATTTTGTGGTTAGTGGCTTGTCAAGAAGTAGATACCAAAGTATTAACTACAGCAGGCTCCTGGCGTCAATTAGCTAAATTTCTTTGGCCGGAAGTGCGCAAATGGGGGCGAAGAGCAGACTGGTCTAAATTAGGCCTGGTTATTCGGGTCGGTAAAGAGTTATTAGATCTATCTATTACTGTTGGAGATAAAACGGCTTTTGCTGCAGCTACCGACGACGCAGCGATGTTGGAAGGCGCGCATGCTACCACAGTTGGGGCTGTTTTTGATGAAGCCAAGGCTATCCCGGAAAATGTCTTCGATTCTGTAGAAGGCTCTTTTAGTTCCGGTGAAATTTATGCTTTAATGTTATCTACACCCGGTCCGAAAATAGGTCGGTTTTATGATGTCCACGCTAAAAAACCGGGGTTTGAGGAATGGTGGACGAGACATGTTACCCTAGAAGAGTGCGTAGCTGCTGGCAGAATTACAGAAAAATGGGTTAAAGGTAGAAAACGTGCATGGGGGGAAACTAGCCCTCTTTTCCAAGCTCATGTATTAGGTGAATTTTCGGATGATTTAGAAAATACTGTAATTCCTTTACAATGGGTAGAGCAGGCCAACCAGCGATGGCTACAATGGAAAGCAGAAAATCCTGATTATGACGAGAAACTAGAACCTATTACCTTTGGAGTAGACCCTGCGAGAGTAGGGGATCGGACTGCTATCGCGAGGTTACAAAATAATATTCTTTTAGATATCGAAAGAAGAGGTAAAGGGTCCTTAATGGCTTTAGTAGGGTATTTAGTAACAAGTTGTCGTAAAAATATTGATAATTTAGCGGTTGATATCGGCGGCATGGGTGTCGGTGTTATTGATCGTCTGGATGAGTTAGAGTACAATCCCGTTGCTGTAAATTTTGGCTCATCAACTAAAATAACAGATGATTCCGGTCAACAAAAGTATGTAAATTTAAGAGCAGCAATGTACTTTATGTTAAGAGATGCCCTAGACCCGGATGGCGATATTAAATTAATGTTACCTGTTGATGATATTTTATCTGCAGATTTAGTAGCTACCACATACATGTATAATAGTAAAGGTCAAATAAAACTTGAAGAAAAGCAGGAATTAAAAGATAGATTAGGAAGGTCTCCCGATTCGGCAGATGCCTTAGCAATTGCAATATGGGCTCAGGGCGCCATTTCTATGTGGGAACCCATAATCGCGGAAGAATACGTGAGTGAGGAAGAAAAAGTAACGGAAAATAACAGTTTAGGGTATGACTTCTGGGGTGCAATTTAAGGTTTCCATTTAAGATTTCGGGAAATTTTACCTATAATAGTATTTCCGACAAAATACTCACTAGATAATTTTGTAATTGATTCCTTTAATATATTTCGCTTATACCATATTTCACACCTCTGCACATTTGTTAATTTAGAATTTCCGTTATTTTCCCCTACAGTTTTACCGGTATTTGCTTCACTGATTTTTTGTTTATGTGCATTTGATATATGTTTATTTTTCATAGCACCTACTTTACCGTACATAGGATTTTTCGGCCCTGCAACATCTCTATGATTTAGAGACATTTTTCGACGCGCTTTATTCGTATGTTTTTTATTTTTAAATGTCCCTGGAAGACCGTTTCTGCTCCAAGTAGGCATTAGTTCAGGAAATTTATTAATATTTAAACTTAGTTCATTAGGAACACGTCTAATTGCTCGGCCTTCGATACATAGTAAATCATAATAAGTATCAACTTCAACGGTACCTATTATATTGTATATAAACTTAGAGACATCCGCATTTTGGAGTATGAATTCTTCTTGCAGCAATTTGTTATGATGGGATTTTAATTTAAGGGTTCTAAAATGCTCTGTATGTCTCTTACGAGGATCAACAGTAGATCCAATATAGACCCTACCAGATGCGCTAGCAATTGAATAAATATACCCGATCATAAATCCTCCTATATTGATAATTATACTATAAAATAGGGTCTACTTCAACCGCTACTGGCGTTTCCGATAATATTCACTTATACTAATAGGGATATTCATAGGGTCACGGAAGGTGATCAGAAAGCATAAAGGAAAACTAAAGTGCTGCCCCCTTTTTCGCTACTAATAGTGGCGCTACTCCGCAAATTTATAACGAATTAAGCGGAATTTTTCGTCCCACACCTAGTGATGCTGACTTAGACCGTTTATATAGAACTTCTGTTATTAGTTACCGCTGCTCAAATTTTAGAGCCGACAACCTTAGTTTAGTTAAGTGGAAAATTGTTGACAGTGCGGACAATCCTTTAGACACTAAACATCCTTTTAATATTGCGTTTCAGCGATACCTCTCCAGTAATATTAAGATGCTGGAGCTCTCTTTATGCTTTCGTGGCCATGCTTTGCTTTATAAGAAGACTAATTTAATCTCACACCAGTTCGCAGGTTTTCAGTACGTAAACTTTAATAGTTACACTTTAGATAAAACCAGCGATCAAGGTTTGCGCGGTTTTAGAATTAGTCGTTACCAATCAGATAAAGAGCCAATTGATCTCGGGTATTTAACTAAAGAAGAAGCCGTCTATATCCACACAGCGGATTTATCTGATGATTTTGACGGTACCTCACCGATTGAAGTAGCGTTTGCTTCTGCCGGCGTTGACGTAGAATTACCGACAGCTCAACTCGTCTGGTTTCAGAATATGACCATTCCTCCGGTTGTTTTTATGCCAGATGAAAGTTCGCCTAAGGCGCCGACGGATAAAGAACGCAATATTTTGGCAGACCTCTTGCGGCGCGTGGCTAAAGGTGTATTAAATGCAGGCCGTACCGTTATCTTACCACAACGCTGGGATATTAAAGAACTAAGTCAACATTTTCATGACTTAGAATTTAGTCCTATTACAGATAATGTGCAGAAGAATGTTTGCTTGGCTTTTGATTTGCCGGTTGAAATTATTATTCCTTCAGCCGACAACTACGCTCAGGTGAGGGAATCTAAGAAAACGTGGATTGATAACTGGCTTCAGCCTCACTGTAACTGGATTGCGGAAGAACTCACGGAGCAGTTAGTACACCCATTTGACCCCTATTTTAGAGTAGTACCGGATATGGCAAGCGTGCCA